ATGGTTGCTCTGATGCACACCGCCTCGCTCTTTCTTAGTGTCCCGAATCGGGACACTTTGCATTTCGGCAACGGCCCCGAGTTCGAACCGAGAAAAGTTGCCGAGTTCATGCAATTGGACCGCAACGCTGTCTCGAAGATCGCATCGGTATCCGCCGCGTCAGTTCGCTGGGACCAGAACGCACCCAAAGCCGTAGTAGAGCGCTTGGAAGAAATCGGTGCTGTAGCGAACATGGTGGCAGACATCTTTGACGGAGATGTCGCAAAGACAGCGTTGTGGTTCCGAACGAAGAATCCCATGCTCGGTGACATCGCTCCGCGTGACATGGTGAGGCTGGGCAGGTACGACCGGCTGAGAAGGTTCATTGTTTCCGCGATCCAAGAGGATAGGGTGTAAACCTTGTCTATGACCCCTCGGGCAAAGCAGCCGGTCCCTATTCACGGGATGCACAATGACTTTACTGCTGACATCAACCTATTGGAGCGCTTCACGGAGTCGGATTTAGAGACTTGGAAGCGTCGTTCGCGTGAGCTGGATCAAGTCCACGACTCGCTCTATCACGGACTGGAGCCGGAGCGAACCAGGCGACGCGAGCAACTTAGTGCGGCCCTGAATTCCAAACCAGCGGCCCCGTTTGACTTCCAGTCATGGGGCAGGATGGTGGAGTTTCGTTATAGCAATCAACCGTTGTCTGCTGCTGGCAGTGTCAGGTCGATAGGCGGCAGGTTTAATATTGGAAACGATTGCGATGAATCAGGCGCGGCGGTTGTCTTTCCGGCGCTCTACATAGGGGATTCATATGAAACAGCACATCGGGAATGCTATCAGATTTCCCCTGAGAAAATCCGCGAAACCGGACTCTCAGCCTCAGATCTGTGCCTACGGAAGAGCGACAGCTACATCAGGCTACGTGGACATATCGAGCGTGTGTTTGATATGCGGGACCTTCGGAACCTAGCGCCTGTAGCAAAGGTCCTATCAAAGTTCGCCGTGCCGCCAGAACTGGTAAAGCTTGCTCGCTCGCTCAAACTTGGGAAGCCAGAAACGCTACTTATTCGTACTCCGAGCCGCCTGCAAAAAAACCTTCAAGACACCAACTGGCGCGGGTGGCCGACACAATTTGGACTTCCTTCCCCAAGTCAACGCTTCGGCCTGATGCTTAGGTGGGCCGGCTACGAAGGCGTTCTCTATCGATCAACTAAGCAACCGGGCGCGAACTGTCTTGCTGTGTTTCCCAGTAATTTCTCAAGCGATCGAACCTACGTTGAGATGCAGGACCCAGGGCCCGATACGGTGACACACCCCAGATTAGATATCGCAACTGCGGACAGCCTATGCGGTTGGGAGTTCGTCCGAGAAAAAGACCGCGCCCCGTAAACCATAATCCGCCCACGGGCAACGCTGCCCATCCGAAGGACACACTGCGTCAGGCTGCAATCTTGTGCTCGTAGAACGGGTGCCGCTTGTCATCGAAGATGGCGTACATGTCCTGCAGGTTGTGCGGGTCCGGATTGAGCCACGCCTCGATGTGCTCGGGCTTGATGTTGATGATCGTCCGGTCGTGGCCAGCGGCTGCCACCTCCGGTTCGGGTTCATCGGTCACCGCGGCGAAGCTCAGTAGATCCGGCTCCACCCCCTTCGGGTCCTTCCAGTGCGACCACAGGCACGCGATGAGCATGTCCTCGCCGGTGCGCGGAACGAACTCCAGAATCTGGTTCTCGCCGTCGACCTCGACGTGCTCATAGAACCGGCTGGCCACGATCAGCCCATGCGTGTGCCCGAACTGCCCCTTCCAGAACCCCTCCAGGTTGTCGCGGCGGGCGTTGTAGGTGCCTGGGTACTTTGCATCGTAGGCGGCCGGCTTCCCAGCCGGCCGGCACTGGTAGCGCATCGGCTTCACGACCAGCTTGCCGTTCTCACTGACGAGAACCGGGCAGTAGTAGCCGGGGAAGATGCGTCTGTCCCGTGCCAGGAGGTTCGCCCGCTTCAGGTCCGCCACCTTCCGGTTGATCTGTTCGATCTTGTTGCCGGCGATACGCTGCTCGTTTGCCGCGGTCTTCGTTGGTTTGGTGGCCAGCTTCTGCTCGGCGGCAGCCAGACGCTCGGTCTGCTTGGTCAGCTCCGTCTCAAGCTGTGCGACTTCCTCGTTGTCCCATTCCCGAATCTCAGCGGCAATGGCGGCAACGCTGGAATCACCAGGCCGGAGGAAAGACAGGTCCAACGCCCTGGGCGTCTTGGGGCGCGGATTGTCCCCTTCCCGCAGCCAAAGCTTGGCGAAGGTCTGAAGGTCGATCACCGCACCGTAGTGCAGGACGAACTTCTTGTAGTCGGCTTCGATCTGAGCTGAATAGCACACGTATCACCTCCGTTTGACCGGAGCATAACGCCCGCCGGGCATAGGATTTGTCCATGAACGCAAAACTGACCCGCTCAGAACTGGACGACCGCTTGGACGACCTGAAGGCCCGGGCGGCGATCATCGCCAAGTCCAGCCCGGAAGGTGAACAGGCCGAGGAAGTCGCCGGAGAGGCCGAGGTGATAGAGCAATACGTGGCACCCGAGGACTGGGCTTACTTTCACGGTTGCGTGGAGAGGATCATCCGCGAGGCTGGGATGGTCGAGCCGGATAGCGACGATGAGTAACCAGCAGAAAGCCGACTATGAGCTGGCGTTCAACGAAATCGGCCATGCTCTGCTGCAGCATGGCGAGTCAGAGGCCTTCTGGGTGGCCTGTGATGAGGTCGAGGAACGCTTGATCGACGCCTACCCGGAAGACGAAACGGCCATCATCGAGCTTGTCGCCACCTGGCTGGTGAAACTCGGCGTCTCGCCAGAAGGCAGCCTGCCGGGGTTTGTTTAGGCCTACAGAACCGCCCCAGCATCCACCGGTCCGCTGATAGGCGCCGCAGCCAGCGATACCCTGATGCTGACACTGGACAGCAGCACGTCTGCCCACGGTCGGGTGACTGGCTCGCCCAGAACTGCCAGCAGGCAATCACGCGATATGACGGCAGCCGTTTCAGTGTCCACCACTGCCACCGGCGCCACATGGGAGAACTCGGTCACCACCGGGCGGCCCTCTGCGTCCAGGACCGACGCTCCCGAACTGTCGATCGCTCTGGCCTTTGCGCGGAATGCAACGCCCGTAGCCACACGCTCGCAGCTGCAGCTGCTGGCAACAAGGGCGCCGGTGTCCAGCTCCACCACCTGCTCGCCGGCGAGGCACGGCACGTCATTTCTCTTCTCGTAGGTCATACCGCTTGCTGCTCCGCTGATGGGTTCTTGGCACCGCCGCCACCGCCACCGCCACCGATACCACCGCCGCCAGTACTGGGCGGCGCGCCTACGGCGGGAAAGGTGATCTTCAGAGTGGTGATCGCAATGCGTCCATTGCCGGCCGTTGAAGTGATGTAGTCCTCGGTGACCCCGAGATCCACAGAGCCACCCTCAAGCCGGGGGTCGTCATAGAACAGGTAGATGGTCTTTTCGGTTTCAGGCGCGCCGGCGACCGACGCGCTGCTCGCACCGTAGTTGATCGTGGTTCCTCCGATCACGAGCGTGCCGGCGCTGACGCTCACGGTGGCCACGCTGTCCGTGGCGCTGTAAGTGACCGAGGTGTCCACATCCCAAACGCTGCTGATGTTGGCCACCGAGTTCACCGGAAGGGCCAGCGCCCCCTCGCGGATCGTTGAGCCTACCGTGTGTTGCAGCGTGGCTGGAGCAGACATGCGACCGGTGTGGTCCACGTTGCGTATCTCCACGTCGTAGGTGACACCGCGGCGCACCGACCGCAACTCGATGTTCTGACCTGCCGGAATGCGGTCGACGATCCATTCCGTCCCGTCAACACCGGCAACCCGGTAGCGCAGTTCCTGCGCGATGATCGTCATGCTGCAGCCCTCAATTCCGTATGCAGCTCCGACTGGCGGCCGATGCCGATGCGAACCACAGGAGCCACGATCCCGGCATCGTCCGGGTCATCCGCAATGGAGTCACTGATGACGCCCAGGATCACCGGCACCGGAACTTCAGCATAGGTCGTGCCAGTGATCTCACTGACGATCTCCGCCGGCGGGTCACTCCAGAATGGCGCCACTCGTGGGTCGTAGCGAACGGCGGTGAATTCTGTCACCTGGCCGCCATCGCTGTACCGCACCCCCGTAACCAGCAGCTTCTCCGTGATGCTCTCCGCCTCACCGATCACACAGCCGTCGCCCGGCCACACCCTTGGCTGCGGCGACGGTCCGGAGGTCATGGGGATGGATTCAAGCCAGAACGTATCCGTCTCGCCGCCGGCGCCAACGATGCCAGCGATCACCGCACTGCCATCGGCGCACCGGAACTGCGCGCTGTAGCGCTTGCCGGCCTGCGTAGTGACCATCTGGTCAAGGACCAGAGTGGGCCTGCCCGCAACGCTGCCAATGCTGACCACCCTGCCCCAGCCAGAACCCCACTCCACCAGGTCATGGGCCACGTCGATCACGTCGCCCCGGGTGGTTCCAAGGCCGGCCACGTCGCTGGTGAAACCGTAGCTTTCCGGGCGGAACTTGCCCTGGGCCAAATGGAACCGGCCCACGCGCCAGGCGTGGATTGCATCCTGCGCGAACCGCAGCTGCATGGTCTCGAACTCTGCCGGCTCGGGCAGTGATGACGGGTTACCCCGAGCATCCACGCCACGATAGCTGTACCCGTCGTCCAACACGATTATCTCGTCGTCCTGATAATCCGCTGCCGGGTTCTTGAACTGGACCCGTAATGCCTGCGGCAGCCGAATGAACGGACGCGACATCGTGAAATTGTCGATCTCCAGCGGGGTAAAGGTCATGCTCGGCAGCGTCTCGCCTGAGTCGTAAACGATGCTGTACTTTCCATCGCGCCGGCCCAGCGAACCGAGCGAGCACGACAGCAAGTCCTCGATCAGCTCGGCCGCAGTGGTTGCCGCGTCCACGACGCCCCGGGCCTCAAAGCTGTTGGTCTCGCAGAATTCGGCGTAGTCGGCGAAGGTGTCGAGATGGATGCGGCCTGCAGGCACATGCTTGCTGAAAGCGGGGCACTCGGTTAACAGCCAATACGCCACCCATGCCGGATTAAGGTTGACCGCTGGAGCGGCCCAGGTGTCTGCGTCACGGTCATAGACGCGGACATTCTGCCGGACCACCAGCGACAAGCTCTGCAGCGTGCCGTTGAGCTGGTCCGTAGCCTTGATGCGCATGGCCAACTTGTTGGTGCCGGTGGTGCTCGGCAGCCCCGGCTTGATCGAGCGCAGCGAGCTCCATGTGAAATCGGTGATGTAGGTATTTTTGGAGCTGCCCTTAGGTGTATCCGTGCGGGTCACTCGGACTTCGTACTGCGCTGCTGGCACATCCCAAGCGATGCCGGCGGCGAAAGCCTCTGCCTTCTCCATACGGACAGCGAAACGCCCGTCCCCCATGGGCGTCATGTACGACAGCCGCGGCGTCGCCGGAGTGACCCACGCATCGCTGCTGCCTGCGAGGCGGTACTCAATGCGCCAGTGCACGCCCATGCTGAACTTCTTGCCGCTGGTGCCTACGCCGTAAAGCCCGCCAGGGGCTACCAGATCCAAGGCGATGCGAGTAATCCCTGGAGCAGTCGTGCGTGTCACGACATCGGTGTCGTCCATTGATGCACCAACCGCAACCTCGGCCACGTCATTGGTGTAGATGGTTGGCGTGCGGGTGATCTCGTAGATTACCTCGTCAAACTGGCTGATCGGAGATTCGCCGATCTTGATGTCAGCCACCTCGATGTCGCCATGGCCAAGGTCAAACAGGCAGTACTGGTAACTGCTCTCGCCCACCGCTTCGCTGTACGGGATAGCAGCATGGGGCGGATAGAAGCGCGATTCGCCAATCACGAAGGGAATCACCCCGCCAGGGCTGATCTGGTTGGACGTGCCGGTGAGTGCGTTCCACTTCGCCGTCGCGTCGTTGCTACCACCTGGCGTCGGCGGCTTGGTCAGTGCACTGATCGCAAGCGAGCCGAGCATGTACACGCCAACCGCAGCCCATGTGCCATACGTGCTGGCGATGATCCCCGACGCGGCACCTGTGCCGATACCGAAAGTGAAATACGTCAGCGCGGCCATGGCCACCACTGCGAGTACTTGGCGCCCTGTGTTGCCGTGCAGGGAGCGGCGGGTAATGTGGATGGCAACTCCCGCTTTGGGTCGAAGCTGCCTCCAGTAGGCACTCGGCACCTCATGCCCTCCGACGCGAACCTGCAGCTCATCGTCGGCAAGGTTTCCGCCGCCGCATGCCTGCATGAGCATGGCACGTAGTGTCTGCCCCCCATCAACGAGCACCACGCCCACGTCCTGGGAGAACTCGTGCGGACGAAGCATCAAACTGTGCGTCATTTCTCACCCTTGTAGCGGTAGTAGCCCTCGATCCGGCTGGACCATAGGGGCGATGAAAGGAACTCGATACGGCTGCGGGAGCCTTCCTCGACGTGAAGGAACCGACCGCGCCCAATGCACACCCCGACGTGGTCGGGCGCAGCGCCGGTGTGGAAGACCACCACGGCCAGCGCCTCAGGCCTTGGCACCCGTTCCCAGTCCGTTGCCCGTTCGGGTTTGATCACCGCCGGCAGCGGCACGCCATGCGCCGCCAGGACGCGTGCGGCGAACACACGGCAGAAGTGCCGGCCCTCATAGGGGATGCCAACTAACGGTTCAAGGTTCACTGGTACAGCCCCTGCGAATTGGTCGGGCCGTAGGTTTGGGCCGGCACGCGTTGGTTGAGGAAGTCTTCCTCGTGTCCCAACTGCAGCGTGACCTGCATGATGTCCGCCTCAGCACTGAGCACTGAGAACTCGCACGGCCCGAGAATGGGCTTGTCGGGCTCACTTGCCGTCACCAGCTCCAGCGTGGCCATCGGGATTCCGGTTGCATCGCGCAGCAGCCTGGTGACGTCGCGCTCCACGTTGTCGATGCGCACTGAAACGTTGCTTCCCTTCTCGTCGCTGTCCTCGGGGAACTGAGGTTCAAACGGATATGGCTGATACACCCCGTCCGCCTTTGCCAACGGCTCGGTGTTGTTGACGATGCGGAAAGTGTCGCCGGCCACGATCTTCAGGCACGGCAGGAAAACCTCCGCCGTGTCCTGGGCGAGGATTGCTCTGGCCTGTGCCGTGGTCAGTGTACGGGGCATCAGAAGATAGCCCCGAGAAACGCGCCGACGCGATCGGCAAGACGCTGGAACCCAACGCCGGCAGCGGGATGCAGCCCGTCCGCCAGGTAAGTCGCCGCGTTGTACTGATTAATGCCAGCCGTGCGGTACAGATCCAATGCGGGCAGGTGCCGCAACGCTGCAACCTCTCTCACTGCATCAGCGAACTCAATGAGATACGTCCCGTTGGTGTTTGGGTTCGCATCCGACTCAAGGCCGTCCCCAGCACTACGCCGCGAGCGCCACATAGGGGACACGAACGCAATCTTCAAATGCGGGTATGCCGTCATTAACTTGTTGATCGTGTAGTTGATTGCACCCTTGAAGGTATCTGCAGTCGTGTCGGTATTCGCTCCCAGTACGTTGTCACCGCCCCAATCATTAGTGCCGAAGGCGATCACCACGTATTCGACAGTTGCCCAGTCCGTGGCCGCAAGTGCTGCAGCCTGGGGACGATTGTCATCACCCTCGAGCGCGTAGAGGTCTTGAGCTGCCGCGGTCAGTTCCGAGTAGTCGCCGGTCGAAACGTAGTCGGCCAGCTTCCACATGCTCATCTTCCCGTAGAGAATTCCAGCCGCTGTGCTGTTGTGGAGCCCCATCCTGCAGCCGCCAAAACCAAACTTCAGCGCCACGCAGCCAAGCCTGGTTGCCACGCGCTCCGGGTAATCGCCGTTCTCGGTGATTGAGTCACCAAAGAACGCAACCTTCTTTCCTTGGATCGGCGAAATACCTGCGGACTTTGTTGGCCCCCAAAGATAGAACACGTTCGTGTCAGTTCGTATCGTGCGCCTCCAGGCCACATCAGGACTCTGCAGGCTTGAGTACTCTTGTATCACCCACGATCCATGAACGCTGACCTCCAGAAAGCCGGAAGCGGGCGCCCCAACTGGCAGATCAGAAAGCGCTGCGGTGACTAGATATCGGCCATCGGCGAGGATCGAGTTGGCACTGCCACTGGAAAGAGAAGAGCGGTAAGCGGTTTGAACGACCCAGGGGTTGTACGTGGGCCCGTTGTTGGGACGTATCGATCGACGCCACACGGTCGTCTGACCGGTGAGCCCGAAGTATTCCTGCAGGACGTAGGTGTCGCTATTGAGCGACGTGACGACCAGCATTCCACTGGCAGGCGCTCCAGAAGGCAGATCCGAGACAGATCCCGAAACGAGGTATCGGCCCGCCGCGACCACTGCGTTCACGCTACCGCTGCTCAGGCTGCCTTTGTAGTTGTATCCACCTGCCAACTTGGACGCCGTTACCGAGGACACAGCGAGCTTCGGCCCAGTGACTGCCGCTGTGGCGAGCTTGTTTTCTGTGACAGCACCGTCTGTGAGCGGGGCCGTAACCGCCTTTAACCAGGAACCGGCGCCACTTGCGCCAAGCTTGCGGTAGGTTCCGTTGTTCGATGAACTTGCGTCATTGGTCACGACCGCCAACGATCCCGCTGGATGGGCGAGATCAGCATTCAAACTCGCAAGCGAGTCGAAACCCATCATTCCGCTGGACCGGATGGCCTCGACGTCATCAATCTTCTGACTCAGCGCCAAGTCAGCAGCAGCTGATACTGCAGAGGCTTCTGCGATCTTGCCCTGCAAAAACTCTTGACTATCTTCGACCAGCGAGGGGACGCCTGCAGGAATAGGAAGATCAACAGCTGCCGCGAGGAATGACTTGCCGCCCTTCACCACACGCACAAAGTCAGTCGCGCCAGGCGCGGTTACCGGCAGATCACGCTCTGGAATTTTCTCGTCGGTAGTGCTCACGTCGTCAAACCCTCGTCGGTATCGGTTTCAAGCTGGGCGCCCAGCTCGTCGGTAAGTGGGAACGTGCCGGTGAAGTTGCGATGGAGCACGAGCTTCAGGTCGGCGCGGTAGATGTCTGCCCACGTGCCGTGGGTTGGCCTGCCTTGGAACTGGTACTCGGCCAGGCGCGTGGTGTCGTTGGGCTTGCGGAAGTCCCACCAGTTGAAGCGAAGCACGCCGCCGGCGCAGGTGTAATCGTGGAAATCGAGCAGCACCTGCAGTTGCGCGGCGGTCGGGTAGATCGCGCAGGAGAAGATCTCCGGAACTGCTGTTACCAGGCGCCGCGTTTTCATACCGGCCGGGAACTGGCTGCGCACAACGCCATCGAAGGCAGGCGACCAGTTCAGTGAATCCCATTCCGGGCAGGGAATGCTTGATGGCATGACGAGATCAAACACGGGATACCCCCTGACGGCGCCAGCCGTAAGCCTGCTGTCCAGCCTTTGCCACCTGTCCGCCACCCGAGATATCGGCAGCTACCGTTTTCAGCACGAAGTCGGCAATCAGCCGCCCGCCGTCCTGACGCTGCCCGGTCTGCTCCAGAGTTGCTCCACCGCTTGTCTGGTTGTTGATGTTGATCTGCACATCCAGGCCGCGCGCACTGTCGTATGCCACAGTCTGCTTGCGCGATAGCACGCGCTCACCGGTTTGCAGAATCGACAGGCGCTCATCACTATCAAGACCAAATCCGCCGCCGCTATGGAAGCGCGGGGCATTGCCCAGGAGCATTGAACTGATCGGGAGCCTCACGCGCGTACCGCCGTACCCCACCTTCCCGCCGCTGTGGTATTTCTTCAGCGAAACTGACGATTTCCCCGTCGCGTTTCCTGTCGCCGTGCCGCCGAACAGGTCTCGGATCATCCGCAATGCGGCTTCCTGCGCGACCATCTTCGCGACTCCGGCTACGAAGCTCTTGACCATGTCAGCGAACGCTTCCCTAAAGCTCTTTGCGCCGGTAGTCAGGTCCCCGAGGAAGTCTCCGAAGGACGAGACGGCGATGTCCTCCATCTTCTGCTTGAACACCTGCTGGGAGGCGGTGATCGAGCCGATCTGCACGTCGATGGCACCGATACCTGCCAGAACCGCGGCGTGCTCTGGGGTGCCCTCCTTCATGTCGGCCAGCGATGCCTGCGCAGCCACCCGCAGCGCCTGCAGGTCGGTGATGGCCTTGGCACGGGCAGCGGCCACCTGCCGTTCGCCTTCGCTGTAGCCAAGCATGCCGCCGGCTACCTGCGCGCCGATGGAGGCTTCCTTGCCCTGCAGCGCGTTGGCGATATTCTCGCCGGCCTGCTTCAACTCGTCAGCTTTGGCCTTGGCAACCAGCCGGTCGATCAGGTTCTCGACCATCTTGCGGCCGGTCGCATCGCTACTGGCGTCGAGCCGCTTGAAGAGGTCCTGATACTCGGTTTCCAGCTTTGCGCGCTCGGCGGCTCCAGTGCGGCCGTCCAGCTCCATCAGCTTCAATTGCACGTCGCCCAGCGACTTGGCGAGCTCATCCTCGGCCTTCTTCTGCTCCTGCGCCCCCTTCGTCGCGATATCTGCGCGGTCGCGCTGCAGGATGGTGATCTGCTCTTCCAGCTTCTGCCGCTTGCCGGCATCCTTCGTGGCCGCCAGTTCGGCCTGTGCCTGGGCGATCTGCAGATCGATCGACTGCTGCTGCAGCTCCAGCCGTGTGGCGAAATACTCGCGCATGCCGATTTCGTTTTCGGCATAGAGCCGGTCAAGCTCGGCAAGGGCCCGGGTAACGGAATCGCGCATCAGTGCGTTGGAGGCCGCCACGGCCTTGCCGGCGCCACCGCCACCACCCGAACCATCGCCGCCGGTTTCCGATGCCTTGCCACGGACGCGGGCCGTGGTCGCGTCGATCTGCGCGAACAGACCGGTGACGCCGCGGGCCAAGTCCTTGGCGTCGCTGCGGATCATGTCGCTGGCCGCCTGGAACCCGGCCACCATGCTTTGCCGCTGCGCGGTGAGATCGTCCATGATCCCGCCCACACCGGCCGCATATGCCTTCACCGCGGCTACCGGGCCTTCGTCCTTCAACGTCTGCCAGGTGTTGGCAATGTTGCGGAACGCACCGCCGAGGTACTTCACCAGCCCTTCGGCCACCTTGAACCCCGTGGTGCCGAGTGCAGCCAGCACAAGCGTGATGATCTCCACCACGTTCTTCACGACTATGCCGGCCGCTGCCAGCACGCGGAACACGTTCGCGAGGAACTCACCTGCGCCTGCCAGCCAGCTCGTTTTCTTGCCGAGGGAATCGGCGGCGGATTCGGTGTCGCGCAGGTTGTTGGCCACCTGTTGCATCAGCTCCAGGATGGGCTTGAAGAACTGTGGCAGATCAGTGGCGATATCGCGCAGGATCGACACGAATGCCTGCGCCGAACCGGTGGCCTCGTTCTGGTCGCCGACGAAGCGCACGAAGGAGTTGCGGATCTGCGCGAAGGCGCCGCCGATGGTCTTCGGCATCTTCTCGTATTCGGCGCGCAGGTCCGCCTGATCCTTCAGCAGGGCTTGGGCCAGATCGCGATTGCTCACTTTGCCGGCGTTGACGTAGGCCTTCACTTGCCCGCTGGCAATGCCGAGGTGCTTGGCCAGCGCTTGCACGATGCGCTGGCCACCCTCGTTGATGGAATTGAACTCCTCCGCCTGCACGCGGGCGCTTCCAAGCGCCTGGCCGAACTGGCGCATGACGCCGGCAGATTCTTCGCCGGTGCTGCCGGAGATGGCCAGCGCCATCGATACCGCTTCCGTCAGCTCGAGCTGCTTCTTCTGGCTCAGCCCTACCTGGTCCGCGGACTGCGAGACCTTGTTGTAGAGCGCTACGGTTTCCTTCCAGCTGGCCTGCGTGCGCTGGGCGATATCGAAGGTCTCATCCTGCGCGGCGTTGAACTCCTCCTGGCTCTTCGTCGCCAAGCGCAGGCGGCCGGTGATGCCGGCGGCCTCATCGGAAACCTTGGCCAGCGAGCCCAGTGTGCGCAGCGAGGCGTAGGCAGCGACAAACCCGACCAGCTGTGCCCGGGCAGATTTCAGGCCGGCCACCCAGCTGGACGTGTTCGGACCGGAGCGCGCGGCATCATCCTTCAGCTTGCGCAGGTCACCACGCAGCACCGCCAGCCCCTGTTTGATATCCGCAAGGTCTGCCGAGATGCGTACACGCAGATTGGGATTGGTAGCCATCAGCCGGTGAGCCCCTTGAGGTATGCCGAAAAGTCTTTGCCGTCGTACTGCGCCGCGCGTGCGGTTACCGCGTCATCTGCCAGCTTCCTGCGCCGGCTGCGCTCGGCCGCTTCGGTGAAGGCCCGAAGCTGGCCGAGCGTGTACTGCTTGATGTCGCTGAAGCTGTGCCCTTGCTCGATCAGGAGCTGGAGGGCATCGGCCCAACTCCAGGCAACCGCTGCGCCATGCCGGCCAGGAGCGGCGCGACGCTCTGCGTAAAAAAATCCCGGTTCACCCGCAGGCAGGCTTGCGTGAGGCGCACCACGTCATCGAGGTTTGCGGCCTCCACGTCAGCGACGGACACACCGGCCGCGAGCGACAACGCATCGAAGAACTGCTCGCCGTGATCGCCCATCAGGTCGACGATCTGCATCACGTTGATGTCCAGCTCGTCGCCTTCGCCGGTGAGCACGTTGTTGTCCATCAGCGCCTGGATCACCGGCCGCGCGGTACGAATAAGCAAGGGAATCCGGCCGGCCGGGATCGGCAGGATCTCCACCAGCTGTCCGGCGAACTCCACCGACGTGCTGGCCGGAGCCAGCACGTCAACGTCCGCGGTTACGGAAGGCGTCATGCCACGTCTTCCAGCACGACGGTGAAGTACTGCGACAGGCCGGTGCCCTTGGTGGTGTCCGCCATCAGGCCGCCGGTCACTTCGCCGGCGCCGTACTCTTCGCCGATCAGGCCCATGCTGGCCAGCAGGCCGCCACTGACCTTGTGCGCATGCACACGCACGCGCTTGCCGCTCTGCGCTTCGTTCAGGCCGACGAACAGCATTTCGTACTGCTTCGCGGACTGGGTGAGCGCCTCCACCACCTTCTGCGCGGCGTTGGCGTAGGTGACCTTGATGTTTGCGGCGCCGGCCGCCGGGGCGGTGATGGTGCTGCCGGTGGGGACGAAGATGCCGCCATCGCGGAACTCGAAGTCCGTGCCGGCGGTATACGTGGTGGCGCCGCTGGCGGCCTTCACCGCGGTGATGCCGGTGGCCACCTTCGACAGCGGAGTGAAGCCGCCCTTGTAGGCAACGACCTCTTCCTCGGTGACGGTGCCGGCGGCCACGGTAGTGACGGACGAACGCAGGGTGCGAGCGAAGTTCTCGGCAGCGAAGTCGTGGAAGGTGTAGGCCGTTTCCACACCGGTGAGGCGCGCCACTTCGTTGCGGTTGCCGCCACCCGGGTTGGTGTAGTCGATCAGGTTCTTCTTCTCTTCCTGCGGCGAGAAGGTGAGCGCGGAGCAGTTGCCCACTTCCTCGAACGCGGTGGCGGCACCGTACTCGCGGATCAGGAGTTTGCCGCTGCCCAGGTAGCTGTGGTCTTTCATGTGTGTGTCTCCAGTGATGCCGCGGGGCGGCGGTTAACGGTTCAAGGTGGGAATGCTGGTGGTGTAGCGGATCAGCGCGCCGATCCAGTCGGCACCGGCCGGTGCGCGATGGGGTTCCATCGATTGATAGACGGGCTGGGTGAAGCCGGCCGGCCACGTCGCCTGGCGGCCTTCCATCGCGCGCTCGATGTCTTCGACAACCAGGTCGAGTTCTTCTTCGGCGCTGGTGCCGCCGCGGCGCTTGACGACGATGGTCACGGTGGTCTGCCGGTGGGTGCGCTGCACGGCGGGATCGGCCGGGCGCTCCTGCCGCTCGATATAGACAGCCATGCCGTCATCCACCTGTTCCGGGTCCAGCTGCCCCGGCTCCAGCGTGGCCACCGCGCCGATGGCGGTGTGGTACGGCGCCACGCCGTTGATGCGCAGCAGGTTGGCGCGGAATGCGTCCAGCAGCCGGCGGCGGGGCGTTGGGTCAGCCATTCGGCACCACCAGCCAGCGGGCGAGTGAGGCGTCGTCCTTCAGCTTGTCGGTGAGGCGGTAGGTGTCGCCATCCACGACGACGATGCCACCCTTCACCGGCTCCACTTCTGCCCGCTGGAACGCGACGCTGATTTCACCCAGCGCCACCGGCATGCCGTCCTCGCCCCACACCTGCGTGCCGCGATCGACCATGACGCTGCACGCAATGGCCACGCCGCCCGGTGCGGTGTACTGCGCAGAATCGGCCATGCCGGCGGCCATGAAGCTGCCGATGGCGGCCTGGTCGAACGCCTGCAGGAAGGCTTTCTGGCTCATGATCGCCCCCGGTACTTGGACGACTCCAGCGCCTTTTGCAGCTCGCGGTTGAAGTAAAACGGCATCAGCTTGTCCCACTCGCGCTGGGCGAGCGCAAAGATGTTGTAGCGCGGCTTGTAGTTCGCTTGACGGGTGAAAATGAAGACGCTGCGCACGGCGGAACCGAAGCCGAAATCGATACGCTCGTAGATGCCGGGCAGCAGCCGGCCGCGCTTCTGCTGCAACGCGAAGTACTCTCCACCGCGCCGGCGCTTGCCGCGGCGGCGCGCTGCGCTCACATCAGTCTGGTTCTGATACTTGTCCTGCCGTGCACCAAGCTGCGACAGAATCTTGCTCACCTGCCCAACCTTGACGTTGCCGAAGCGATCCAGCGGCGCACCCTTGCCGGCCACGGCGAACATGCCGGCCGGCATTGCGCCCTTCTGCTGCAGCAGCACTTCGAAGCCCTTCTTGCGGCGCTGGCCACCCTCAACCTGCGGCGCCAGGTACTTGGCCGGAGGAGTGCCGTTGGAGGCCTCATCTCGCAGGAATACCTCGGCATACAGCTTCTGCCGCGTCGCCTTTTTGTACTGCGCGGCGCGCTGCGTCATGGCCGTGGGCCGATCGAACACGCGCGGCGCGGTGCGCGCCCAGGTCTGGCGGATCTCGAACGCGGTGGCGTTGCAGGCCTGCATGACTGCGAAGCCAAGGTTCTGCCGCTCCAGCTCGGTGAACTGGCGCCCCAGCATGTTGTCCGCGTCAACGGCGATGCGAACAAAGCTCACTGGCCACCTCCACTGCACACGCGGGCGAAGGCCTGCAGGCCTTTCACTTGCGCGTCGCAGGCGGCGGCGGCACCAACAATTCGACCCGCACTTTCGATTCGGTCTGCGGCGGCACCATCAGCGAGGGCGCTGGCCGAGGCGGCTGCGGACAGTTCGCCGGTGGCGATGGCTGCCTGCCAGCGGACGTGCAGGCGCTGGTTGCCAGCGCGCAGGTCAGCCACAAGGCGATCAGAAGCGGCTTGCGCATCGGCTTTGTCCTTTTCGTATTGAGCGGCCACGGCGCTGGCCTTGGCCGCGTTGGCGCGCTCGGTGGTGATGACGGCCTGCGCCTGGGCAAGCTCAGCGCGGGCGCTGTCGCGCTCGCCCTCTGCAACGTCACGTGCGGCGGCGGCGTTGTCCGCAGCACGGTGCGCGATCGACACACTGCCGCGCTGCCAGACGACAACCGCGAGCAGGATCAGGATCAGCGCGGCGAGGATGCGGGTGATCATTGCGCCACCTGCTCGGCCAGGCATTTGGCATGGCGCTGTTGTTGACGGGTCCACACGCCCTTACAGCCCTTCGGGCCCCAGTTCTGCGGGAGCGAGCAATCGCGGCCGTCCTGCTTCTTCCACAGCAGCAGCGAATCGCAGGCGGCGCGGTACAGGCCCGGCAGCTGCGCGGGGGTGGCGGTGGTGGTTTCCAGCAGGCGGCGACGCATGGAGCTGCTGCGCCAGTTGCCGATGCCGAATTGGCCGGTGAAATCCACGTACAGGTCGTACTCGCCCTGGGTGAGAGCCACACCGGGGAGCGATGCGCGGAACCGCGCTTCTTCCTCGCTGTGCAGGTTGCGGGCGAGCTGCTGCGCACGGGCGCGGGTGATGGGCGCATCGGTCATGCGGACCGGCGTTCCATCTTCATAGCGGGTGGAGCCGTGGCCGATGGTGGGTACGTCGCCCTTGGTCGGGATGTACGGCTTGTGCACCACCTCCCCATCCGCACGCACGGCCGTGGGGCCGTCGCCTTCCTTGACGACCCAGCTGGCGAACGCTGCCGCACTCAGCCCCAGGCCAAGAACGGCGATGCGGACCGGGGAGACGGCGCTGCGATCAGACATGGTGATCGGTCTCCCACTTCAGCCGCGCCATTTCGGCGGCGTGCCGCTGGGCGGCGCGGCGATCCTCGCGGTGCTTGTAGAACAGGGTGATGGCGATGCCCGTCAGGCCAATGCCGACGCCGGCGAAGGCGGCGATGTCGTTCGCCGTCAGCCCGAACAACACGGCGCCGGCACTGCCGCCGTAGGTGGAAACCTTGGCGACGGTGGCTGCTACGTTGTGCGTGGTGTTTGCCATGTCGGTCAGCTCGGCCAGCCTCACGGTTGTTCCCCCTGGGATTGATTGGAAGCCCCACCACCGCACACGCCACCCGGGCATCTGCGTGCGGTGGTGGGCGTGGATCAGGCCTTGATGGCGCCGACTCCGGGCAACAGCTTGGCCACCACGGTGGTGACGCCGTTGCCGGCGGCAGCAATGGCGACGGCGCAGTTCTCGAGGTCACCGGTGGCGCTGGCTGCGACGATGAACTCGCCCGCGGAGGCATCCCAATGCAGCTTGGCGCCGGCGGTGATGACCGCGGTGCTCAGCTTTGGGAAAGTGAAGGCGCCTTCGATTTGCGCGGCGACCAGCTCGCCGGACGCGGCGCTGGTGACCGGCACGGCCAGCAGGGCGCCGAGAATGAAGGGCACGCCGCTGGTGACGGCGGCCGGCGCGGGAACCTGGATGGTGTCGCCGCTGGAATGAGCGTTGTTCATGGGGTTGACCTCAGAAGAAGGGGAAGTGGTTCCGCACTACGGGGTACAGGCATGCCTGCACCCCGCGCCGATCACGCCAGGCCGGCGTTCATGTAGAAGCCGCGGTGGTCGATGGCCTTGGCGCCGAAGACGTGGCGGCACTTGACCTGCACGCCATCGACTTCGAAGCCCTGCTTCGTTTCGGTGAACACGCCTTCGTGGCCTTCCAGGTAGGCGTACTCGATGGTGTCGATGACGCCCGGCGAGGCGGCGCCGAACCATGCGGTGGCGCTGCCGTCTTCCAGACGCGGCTCCACGATGGGGGTGAGCGTCACGCCGGTGACGTTCAGGTCCACGCCCTTGGCAGCGACGATGGCGGCGTTGGTGGCCTTGAGCGCCACTTCCTCCAGCGACGGCGGCACGATCAGGAACTGCGGGTTGACCGTGATATAGCGGCCCTCGATACCCTTCTGCAGCCGCATCGCCTTGCGCATGGCGGACAGCGGGTTGGCCTTGCTCGGGTCCAGCGCATCGGCCAGCTTGGCGGCGGTGCCCAGGTTGCCGTGGCTGGCGTGGAACAGGGCGACGCCATCGGCCATTGCCGGGTTGTTGCTGAGGATGGCGTAGACCAGATCGGATTCCAGATCCGAGGCGCTGGCGCCGAATGCGAACGGGATGCGGCTCAGTGCGTCCAGGTCGTCGTTGACGATGGTTTCCCACGTCAGCGCGACGATGCGGCCGTACTTGTGCACGCGGTACTTTTCAGCACCATCGCCGATGCTGCCCTGCTCGTACTCACCGCCTTCCACCACACGCTTCAGCGAGGGCGCGCCGCCCAGCTGCGCGCGGCTGATTTCCTTGAAGTCCGGCAAGGTGGCCTGGCGCGAGAACGGCAGGAAGGTGCGCGGGGCGGCATCGTAGCCGGCGCGCAGACTGCGGTTTACGGTGTTGCCGAGGATGGCCGGGAAATCGCTGGTGGACTGCAGCGCCTTGACCGCGATTTCCTGCTTGGACATGCCGCGGGTGCGGTGGCCGGCGCGCTCGACGGAATCGCGCGCCATGTCCATCAGGTCCATGCCACGGAACTGGGCGGCTGCGCCTTCCAGCTTGTGCGCGGACGGGTTGGCACGATGCAGCAGCGCGTTGAATGCGCCCTCACGGTAGGTGACGGTTTCGTCCTGCGTGAGCGAGCCGGTGGGCGCAGCGGCCGGGGCGCCAGCGGCGCTGGGCGTGGCCGGGGTGGCGCTGCCAAGGAAGGCGAGCAGCTTTGCGCCGGCCTGCTCGGCGGTCATGTCGGTGTCGTCTTCGCACGACTGGCGCAGGGTGGCCAGCGCGGCCTGGTCCAGATCGGTACGCGATTCGAACGTGACGAACTGCGCACGGATGGTATCGCGGCGGGCGGCCAGTGCCTGCTTCTGTTCGTTGGTGAGCGCGGTGGGCATGGTGGTGTCTCCGGTGGGATTACCGGCATCCGCCGGCGGGGTGGGCTCGGCCAAAGCGGCCGGCGGATTCGGTGCGAGCGCGGCCGCCGCCGCGGAGCTGGCAGACGGGAAGCGCGTGCGCATTGCGGCGGCGATGGCCATGCCAGCGTGCTGCGGCGAGGCGCCACGCGCGGTGACGCGCTGGGCGACGATGGCGGCGAAGGCGCGGGCCTGCTCATCGGCGGCGCCGTCTTCGGCGGCGTCTTCATCCACGGCATCGGCAAAGCCTTCGGCCACAGCCTCGGCGCCGGTGTAGTAGTGATCGGCACCGTCCTGCAGCAGGCCCAGGATGTCGGCGCGGCTCTTGCCGGACTTGACGACGTAGGCGTCAGCCATGCCCTCGGCGAAGGTATCCAGCACGTCGGCGTACTGGCGCAGCTCTTTCGCGTTGCCGGCGATGCCGCCCCACGGGGCGTGGATCATGAGGATAGAGGTGGCCGGCATGTGCACGGTGTCGCCGGCCATGGCGATCAGCGAGGCGCTGGACATGGCCACGCCGTCGACGGTTACGGCCTTGGTGGCGCCGTGGCGCTTGAGCGCGTTGTAGATGGCCAGGCCATCGGCCACACTGCCGCCGTAGCTGTTGATGCGCACGTTGATAGTGGCGACGGTGGCCGGCAGCTCGTTGAGCTGCAGCACGACGGATTGCGCGGTGACGGAATCGCCCCACCAGCTTTCGCCAATGTCGCCGTAGATCAGCAGCTCATAGGCGTCGTCGGCGCCGGCCAGCGGCTGCAGTCGCATGAGCGGCTCGATATGCGGGCGCTCGGTGGTGCCACGCGGCGAAGCCTGCGGAACCATTGCGAGCGAGGCCATTACCACAGCAGCCAACAGGGTGGGCTTCATGCGTTGTCTCCAGTGTGGGGGGCGCGGGCACGGGGGGCGCGCTGGCGCGGGGGCGTCTTTTCGTCTTCGGGATCGGGCGACGGCTCTGCAGGCGCGGCGGCGGCCGCATCGAGCGAGAAACCGAGCTCAGCAGCGAGGAACCGCTCGCGGGCGATCTCTTCGAAGACGTCCTGCATGCGGCCACCGCGCTCGGCGATGGCTTGGGTGATGGACTGCACGCGGGCTTCGGCCAGCAGCTTGATGCCGTTGGCTTCCTTCACCGGATCGATCCACGGCATCTTCGGGCCGCGGAACACGGCCTGGGCGACGGTTTCCGGGCGGATGCCGGCGGGAACGCGCAACTTGCCCGAGGCGATGGACAGCGCGACGAAGCGCTCCCAGATCGGCTGGACGAAGCGGGCGACGAACTGGCCGGTCATCATCCGGTAGCCGTCGTAGCTCTCCACCAGCTCCTGGCGCTGGGCGCTGTAGGTGCCGTCGTAGTCGCCGGAAAGGCTGGAGTAGCTCAGGCCAATGGCGCGCGACACGGCGCGCATCATGGCCATGCGGAACTGCTCCAGAATGGTGTTCGGGCGGTTCGGGTTGACCATCTCGATGGATTCGCCCGGCAGCGTCTCGGTGAAGATGGCGCCGGCTTCCAGCAGGAAATCGCGCTCTGCCGGGTTGACCGCGGTGCCGTCATCGGCCAGCGGCTGATACTCCATGTCCTTGTCGCGCTTGATGTACGCGGCGATGCGCGCAGCAATGCGGGCAGCGATGCGCTCGGACTCTTCGTAGTCCTTGATGTCGATCAGGCGATCGATGGCGCTGGCGAACAGGCTGATGCCGCGCAGGCCGGAAAGGCGCTTGCGCACGGCCAGGTGCAGGAAGCGATCTGCCGGCACGGACTTGAGGTTGTCCTCGCCCACCCAGCCGCCGTTGCCGGGGTGATTCTTGTAGACCCAGTAGTTCAGCGGCTGGCCCCAGCCGTTGCGCTCGATACCAGCGCTGATGCGCTTTTCGGCGTCATCGTAATCCAGTGGCACCACGTCCGCCTCGAGCAGCTCAATGGAGAGCGGCACGCTGCTGGCGTGCTTGATGAAGCTGCCGGTGCCTTCCACCAGCTGGGTGAACTGCTCGCCATCGCGAAGCCAGCTGCGGCAGGCCAGCTCCTGGCACTGCGCCCAGTTGAGCGTGCGGGTGACCTCCGGCGAGACGACCCACTGCCGCCACAGATCAAGCAACTGGCGGGCGAAGTCGTCATCGATGCTGTCGTAGTCGTTGCCCGGCGAACTTTTGCGCGGGGTCGGCTCGATGCTGATACCGGCCGGGCCGATGATGTTGCGCACCAGCGTGGTGATGGCGCCATCGACCAGGTCGTAGTTGCGTTCGAGGTCGCGGACGGTGGCGCGGACGGTGGCCGCATCACGCACCACCAGGCGGTCGCCGGTGGAGTTGTCGCGGCTCTTCTTGCGGCGTTTGGTGGAGCGGCCGCCCTCGTACAGGGCAAGCACAGAACGCGCGAACATGCGCTGCTGCGCGGCCTTCGGCGAGAACACGGCGATACCGCGATCCAGCAGGTTCATGCGGACGCCGGCGCGCTCAGTCATTGAACACCGCCGTGCGGTAACGCAGGCTGCTGACGCCGCTGCGCTTGCCCTGCTCTGCCGCCAGCTTGCCTTCAAGCGCAGTGATGGCCTTGCGGATTTCCGCGAGTTCGGCTTCCTGTCGCTGGCGAATGTCCAGCCGCCAGCTCAGGCCCGCCGTGAGGATTCGCACCTCGGCGGCGTAGTAAGCGTCCAGACGTTGCTGCGTAGTCGACATGGACACGCAAGATATAGATGGATTCGTCCACGGTCGTGGAAAACCGTGGACTTTCTTCAGGCGCGGCGCTGCAGCTTGCTCGGGTGATACTTGTACGCGGCCGCGCGGCTGCAACCATGGGCTCGCATGATCTCTTGCAACGGCTTGCCCCGGCGCCAGTCCTCGGTGATGGCATCGCCATCGATTGCAGCTTTAGCACGGTAGCTGACGCGCTTGCCTGCGAGGATTTCCAGCTGCACCCCAACGAGCGTATCGGCCAGCTGCAGCGCTGCGTGGGCCGGAATTCCGGGCTCTGCGATGCGGATGGAGGCGGCGTAGCTTTCGCGGATCTGGTCCACGAGTTCATCCACTTTGACGTCGTCGGCCATTCTGTTCTTCACTCCGAATCGACCCAGCCGCTGCGGCGGCGGGCGGGCTTTGGTGTTTCACGGGAATCTACGGGGCGAGCGCTGCTGCCATTTGCTGGACGTGATGTTTCACGGGAATCCACGGCCGCTGCGGCAGCGACGGATAGCCGGGCCTCCAGCGCATCCCAGTCAGCGCGGGTGTAGCGATGTAGGCGCAGCTCCGGGTGATGGGCGGCTGCGTAGGCGTAGACCCACGTATCCAGCGGCTCGTTGCGCTGCACCTTCTTCTCGAACCGGTTCTTGACCGGGTTGTAGATTTCCGAGACGAGGCCGGGGAAGAACTCTGCCGGCAGCTCATCGGAGAAGTGCACTAGCCTGGCATCCACCTGCTTCTCGGCATCGGCGCCGAGGCGGCTGTAGAGGTAGTGCTTCGCGGCAACGGTGCCGACGTGGTACACGGTGATGCCCCGCTTGTCGGTGCGGCCGCGCCAGGTGACGTCCACCAGCTTGCCCTTGGAGAGCAGCGGCGCGTTGTTTGGCACGGCACCGAAGATGCACATGGGCCGGGTGATCAGGCGGCTGCGGACGTAGTGCTTGACGGCCTCGGTGCGGTGACCGCCGGCGTCGATGGCGCTTGCCATTGGCCGCAGGAGCACGCCGTCCACTCGCTCGATGGGCCGGTTGAGCAGATCGGTGAGTGAGAGCCACACGGCTTCTTCCGCGGGATCGCCCGGCAGCTCGATGTAGTCCAGCGTCCAGGCCGCCATGCCGCGCCCCCAACCGATGATGTGCACGGCCAGACGGTTGTCCTGCGTATCGACGCCGACAGTGATGGCCAGCACGCTGATTGGCGCGGCGCGCAGCTTGTAGGGCTCCGCCCGATCGGCAACGAGGGAGTGCTTCACCGAGCGCATGGCCGGGTCTTCCCAGGTCTCGGCGAGGCGGTCGTTGATGAAGGTCTTGAGGGCGGCCGGATCGTTCTGTACGTCGCGCCACATCTCTGCCAGCTCCGCCCAGCGCGGGCCCAGGCCGAACTGGTAGTACAGGCAATTGATGGTGTAGCCGCGGATGGGTGAATCGGGGTTCTCCGGTACCCAGCGGCCGGCAGCGATCATGTCGGTCTTGTGGTGCTCATCGATCGAGGCGCCACACTCGCAGCAGGCGTACCACGCTTCCTTGCCATCCGATGACCACACCAGCCCGCCCCACTGCAGGGCCTGGTAGTGCCCGCAGTGTGGGCACGGGACGTGGTAGCGCCGGCGGTCGCTCTTTTCGTACAGCTGGTTGATCCGGCTGAGCCCGGCAATGGTGGGCGTGCTGATATAGAGCCGCTTGTACGTGCTGGGGAAAGCACTGGTTCGGCCGTCCAGCATCTTGACCGGGTCGTCGCCGGTGCTCAGCGCTTGGGCGAACTCGTCCAGCTCGTCGGCGATGACATAGCGCGCGGTGGTCGACTTCAGGCGTTGCGGGCTGCCGGCATGCTCAACGTACAGCTGACCGCCTGCGAAATCCTTGAAGGTGCGCTGGTTGGCGCTGTCGCGGCTGGCGGTGCTGCTGAGCGCTTTGCGCACCGCCGGAACCACTTCGATCATCGGATTGAGCTTCTGGGCGATCCACTTGTTCTGGCTCACCTCGCCCGGCAGCGCGTACATGATGGGCGCCGGGGCATAGTCCATCCAGTACGCGAGCGCGTTGGTGGCCAGCTGGCTTTTGCCGAACTGGATGGGAAACTGGCAGACCATGCTCTTGACCGGGCTGCGCGCGGACATGCAGTCCATCGGCTCACGCAGCGGCGGGTTGTTGGCGGTGTGCCACTTGCCGGCCTTGCTGCTGCCTTTCGACGACAGGCGCATGTGCTCATCGCACCACTGCGAGACGCTCATCGGACGCCGCGGCAGAAAGGCGCGGGCGAGCACGTTGCCGATGGATTCCGAAGAGCTAGCCAGCCCGATGTAACTCACGCCGCCACCTCACCCGCCTGGGCGACCTCGCGGAAGGCGCGACTCAGCTCTTCAAGGCTGTGGCTGACCTCGTTCCACACCAACTCGCGGCAGCGTGCTTCATCGCCAGTGGCGGCCAGCTGCGGCGCCAGGGTATCGGCCATGCGCTCCAGCTCGGCGCGCAGGGCACCGGCCGCCTGGCCTAGGACCGCTTCGACATCCCGCCGGTCCAGCAGCAGGCCCAGGCTGATATCCAGATCGCGCTGGGCGGCTTTGGCGTCCACCTCGGCTTTGTCGGCCAAGGCGCGGGCTCGGCGGACCTGAGAACCGCCAGCAGGCGGTTCTGCCGCGGGGTCGTCGCCAACATCGTCCACGTCATCGGACTGATACTGCGCCGCCTGTGCACCACTACGGGCCACGGCGTGCCGCTGGGCCACTGCCAGGTGGGCGGGGCTACGCGTCTCACGGTAGAGCGCTAGGGATGGCTCCAGCAGGTAGCCCTTGCCGCCCTCGGCCGGCACGACACGACCCTCCCGCTTGAGCTGGACGATGTAGGAAGGGCGGCAGCCAATGTGCGCCGCGAGCTCTTTTCCAGTAACCAGGGTTCCAGCACTCATGCTGCCAATCCCTCCCTCTTCATTTCTTTCGACAGGCCGTAGGCAGGAAAGAACACGCGCGCGAGCGGACGTGCGGTGTGTGCGGCCTGACGTGCGGGCAGCGAATAGCCCGAAAGCGTTGCGGCAGTAGCGACGTGCGGGACGTGCGGGACGTGCGGGAACGTATACGTGCGAGGCTGTGCAGATTCGATACATGCAAAACACACCTTTCCTGCGTCGTGCGCACGCCCGCATGAGAGGTCCTGCCCGCACGTCCCGCACACGCATACTGCTGCAAGCGTTTCAGCCCGCACATTTGCCCGCACATCGGCCCGCACGTCCCGCACATCGCCGGTCATGAGCGCGCCCCCCGGTAGTCGTTGAGCTGGGAACGAAACAGAACTACCTGCTCACCGAGGAACGCCGTCTCCGTCTGGCCGTCCTTTGGTTTGCAGTTTCCGATCAGCAGGAAGCCGTGTGGGCCTTCCGTCTCCGTCGCAAGCAAATACCGCTTGCGGGCCCGGTCCGGATGGGTGACGTCCCGCTTTCGTACCAGCGCGTTGATGAATTTGTGCGACGGAGCCGGGTTCTTGATGCCCTCTTTCGAGCACCAAAGCTTGTAGGCCTCGTACCACTCTTTACTCAATGCTGGCCGCGGCTTGAGGCCGGGGATGTCGTTGCCGAGCAGCTGGTCGAAGAAGCGCTCAGGACTGTCCACACTCAGGCCGATGAGCTCACGCTTGGCATCGGTCATCGGCGGGTGGCTGCCATTCGTGAAGTCGCCCAGGTCGAGGCTGAGCAGGTAGTGATGCAGCGCGGCCGTGCCGCCTCCTGCAATCTCCGCCATGACATCTCCGTAGAAGCTGGCGGGCAGTTTCACCGGGGTCCAGATGACGGCATGTCGCCGGTCATCCTCTTCCAGCACGACCGGCATGGCCTCGTTGCTGAGGAACACCATGTTGGCGTGGTTATCCTCTTCGTAGGCCTGGATGTTCTTCGGGTTGATGCGGATACGGTCGCCGGTGATCAGCGCCTTGAGCTTGTTCTTGAGGTGATAGACCTCGGTGCGCGCCACCACTTCGTCGGCAAGCAGGAACAGCTTGCGGCTGGCCCAGTCGTTGAACTTGTCTTCCAGAGCGCTCTGGTCCAGCACGCGGCCGTACTCGCCGTAGAGCTTCATGTACTCATCGAAGAACATGTTCTTGCCGGTGCCCTGCGGCCCGTGGATCACGATCGTCGATTTCATCTTGGCGCCCGGATACTGCAGCGGGTAAGCCAGCCAGCATAGTACCCATTCGTACAGGGCGCGCTGGTTCGATTCATTGCCGCACATGTGCCACAGAAGCTGCAGCAGCTTGTCGCAGGTTCCCTGCTTCGGCTCGGTTGGCCAGCCGCCGAACAGGTTGCAGGTGACGCCAGGCTTGGAGCGCGACGGGTCGAAGTCGACCTCCTGCACACGAACCGTCTTTCGGGCCGGGCTCTCCATCCATGCGCGGTGGAGCTCACGGCGCAGGCACAGGTCGCGCATATCGGACAGCGACAGCAGCATGTGCTCCTGCCGGTCGAACACGGTACCGCCCTGCGCATAGACCAGCGCATAGCGCTCGTGCAGGTGTTCGATAGTGCCGATGGGTTGGAGATTCGCTTTCCCCGCGCCCCCGGCGGTGGTGGTTGAAGCGCGCGGAATTTCCGCCGGTGAACGCCACGAAAGCTCCGTGATGCGGGCTTCAATCTGCGATCGCACGACGTGCAGGCCTTCGGCGGCGTGCAGGTCGTTGAAATCGGTGATCTTGTTGCCAGCGTCGACGAATCGCGAGCGACGTCCCGGCTCATCCGTAAACACTGGCAGGATGGTGGCGCCGTGTGCCGCCAGCGCCGCCGCGTCGGCCCCGAGCAGCCCCGCGTTCTTGGCCTTGTGCTCCTCGCCGCACGTCGGGCACGTGACGGGGTGATCCGACAGCACCAGGCGCTCTTTGCAACTGGTGCACTTCTGCAACGTGTCATCGTCCGCGCACACCAGCAGCTTGATGCCGCGATAGTGCTTGGCCAACGCCGATGCCACCGGCAGCAGGTTGCCAGCGTCGAATGCCACAACGACGGGATATCCGGTAGCCATATGAAGGCTTGCAGCGGTGGCATAGCCTTCGGCCAGCAGCAGGATCCACTGCGGCGTCCCGCCGATCAGGTGGAAGTGCCCCTTCTTCACCAGCCCTGGCGGGAAGAACTCTTTCGAAGGCTTGTTCGCGGCTTTTGCCTGGGCGGCGCTGCGCAGGATCTGCAGGCCGTGGACAGTGCCGTGGGTGTCCAGCAGCGGAAGCACGGCGGCGCCGGTCTTGCCATAGCGAACGCCGAAGCCCTGCACGCCTTTGCTGTGCAGATAGTCGGCTTCGCCATGCTCGCTCGCCTTGCCCCACATGCGAGTGGCCATCGCTGCGGCGCGCTCTGCTTGCCGGCGGCGCTCAGCCTCGGCACGCTTGCGATCTTCTGCCAGCCGACGCTTCAGCGCCTCGCGTTGTTCCGCGGTGAATGCCTGGTCGCGCTTCCGCAGCTCGATTTTCTGCGCGCCGTTCTCGTTGCCCTGCCACGAACCGTAGGTGCCGACGATCAGCTGGTCGCCGTTGTCGCAGTTCAGGGTGTGCAGCACGTACCAGCCGCGCTTCTCGCGCCCACCGCCTTCAGTTCGAACGCGCACCATTTTGCCTGTGGGTTCGAGCGACGTGACGAGAAGTCCGGCGGACTGCAGCTGCGACAGGGCGTCGTCATAGTTGACCGCCATATTCAGTAACTTCCCCGGCCGCTATCTACACAGGAATCGGGGTCCGAATTACCCGCAACCGGGGTACCTAGGGAGGACCCATCTACCGGCGAACCTGAACGAGCCGCGCTGCCGCCCGCGCCTACTGAACCAACCGCCCGCGCTTCAGCATCCGCTGCCACTCGGGGGGACGGGGCGCACACCAGCGACAACACGCCCTGTGCAGTACACCTTGCTTCGTCCAGCGAGCGCAGCCGCTCACGTTCTGCCAAGGCATCATCGCCGACCAAGGCAGGCACTGCATCGGTCAGTGCCAGTGCGGCCGCCTGCATTGCCAGTACCCCTGCAGCGCTCAGCGGCTTGCGCCTGCGCTTTCGTGATACCTGGGGCGAGCGGTAGATAGCCACGGCCATCACCGCTCCACCATCCCGCCCAATCGCTGCAGCAGTGCAGCGATGCGGGCCATGGCGGCCTGCCCACAGTCATGGATGGTTGCCAGCTCTGCCGGTGTCAGCTCACCGTCTGCCAGGGCGCGATGGATGGAACCGAACAGGTCGCCCTGGGATCCACCTACTGCTGCCACCAGCTCCAGCACCGCCATGTCACTTGCGTGCCGGTCATCGTCTCCGGGCGCTGCCAGCACGATATGGCCGCATTCCTGTGCGAATGCCTGCAGGATGCGCACATCGCCGGTAAGCCCGGTGATGCGCACCGCCTCCTTCAATGTCAGGTGATGCGTGCCAGCATTCGGGTTCACCTTGCTCCGCAGCACCGCAGCACCAATCCCGGCGCGTGGGCCAAGGCTCTCACTACCACCGGGGTAGTCGTGAACTACGGCATGTGCCGCGTCGTCAACGTTCATGCAGCCACCAGGCGAACGTGTTTTTTGAAGAGGGCACCGCCCAACATCGCGGCATGACCAACCGCCCAGCCCCGCTGCGCTTCACCACGCTCCGCCGGTTCCACTTGCACACCGGTCCGGGTGCCATCGTCGCGGTCTTCTTTGAGCCGGCCAATACCGCCCGCGATCAGAAGACCGATGCCAATTCCCAGCAGCAGGGTGGCCAACGCAAACCGCAGGGTCTTCGCAGTGTCTAAGCGGCGCATATCAGCGCACCTCGCACAGATGCAGCGGGCGGCCGGCGGCGGCGCGCTGCTGGATAAGGGAGGACCACTGGTCAGCCGTGAGGCACAGAACCCCTTCGGGCTCGCTCAACAGCACGGGCTCATCAACGAGCAGACCAATCTCGCCATTGGAAAGGGCACCCTCAATCGCGATCAGCATTCAGGCCACCTCATCAGTAGGTGCAGCATCGCCGTACAGGACATCCAAAACCGTCAGACCAAGCACCTTGGCAACTGTCGGCGCGATATCGGGCGGTACTGGATGCTGCCCCCGCTCCCACTTCGCAACTGTGGCCTGATCACGGCCAACCCGGGCAGCTACCTCTGCCTGAGTGAGCCCCTGTTTCTTTCGCGCTGGACGAAGGTGACTATGCATGGGGCGCCAATATGCGCCTAGAACATATTTGCCGTCAAGCCCATGATATGCGCGGGGTTCATATGCGCATGACTCAGCCCCATGATTCGGCCATGGAACACAGAAAAGCCCTCGGCAGAGCCATACGCTACTTCCGCAAGCGCCAAGGCCTCGGCCAAGAGCAACTGGCGGAGGCCACTGAAATAGATCAGGGCGCCATCTCGCGGATTGAGAATGGCCGCCAGGGTGTGACCGATGCGCAGATGATTGCCATCGCCAAGGTGCTCGACATCCATGTTTCAGAGCTATGGGCAGCCACGGAGGCCGACGACGACGCCGGCATGAGCCAGAGTGCACCTGCCATCGCAGCGAACGCGCGCATGGTGCCGCTGCTGGGTTGGGTGCAGGCAGGCTCGTGGACCGATCCCCAAGCGGGGGACGGCCACGTGGAGGCCAGTGACTTCGTAACGACCTCTACGCGGGTAAGTCGACGCAGCTTTGCCCTTTCGGTCAAGGGCGAGTCCATGCTAAATCCGCGCGGCGAACCGTCATTCCCGCCTGGCACGCGCATCATTGTGGATCCAGAACGCCCCGCCTCAAGCGGCGATTTGGTCATCGCTCAGATCGATGGAGAGGCCGAGACGACGTTCAAGCGCCTGGTTGTCGATGGCGGCCAGCAATTCCTTGTGCCGCTCAATCCGCAGTATCCAACCCTGCCGATTGACCGCACCACCCGCATCTGCGGCGTCGTTACCAGCATTGCGGAAAAGCCGCTCACTGATTGAGTGGCTTCTGCCGACAAGAAAGCGAATGAACGTCAGTCCCGGCAGAATCGCTTCCAGACTTCCCGCACGCCACCCTCCACCTGCTCGTCCAGCGCTATCACGCTACCAGCCGCAACAAAACGCTGATAGCCGCTCATTCCGCCGAAGCTGTTCCGGGAATTGACCTCGCCGCAGACCACTGGAGCGCCGCTACCGTGGTACGTCCGGGCGTTTCTGAAAACTGCCGAGTCAGGGTCTTTCAACTGCTCGCGCACACGGTCCTGCATGTGGATGGACCATTGCTCATCCTGCTCCCGCCTTTCAGCCGACTCACGCGCCAACTGTGCAGCTGCAGCGCGCACACTTGGATCTGACGACAACTCTGCATCCGTGTAATCGATACGGTTCATTGAATCGTCGCAGTAAACGAACGTCGTGATGGTTTCTCGCGTACTTCGGTCAACGCTGATTTCAGCGGTGGTTACCTTCCCGCAACCAGGCTCTTTCAGCGCAGCATGGGCAGCCGATTCACGCAAGGCCTGTAGCTCCGCCCACCTCTCGCCAACCTTCGACGCGAGCTTTGGGTACTTCCCCTTCTCATACGCCACAAACACGTCAGCAGCAATCCGCTGTCTATCATCCGCTGCCGGCGTAGCCGCAACCGATGATGGCCTCGCGTTGTCGCCATCCACTCTATCCATGGCGCGCGACACGAGAAACCAAAAAGTGGCGACCGCCACGAGCACAAAAACCCCTGCGACCACCAGCGTCATGGCGGTTCTCAAGCTGGCCTTGGATCCATTCACGGCGACGCTCCATTCCCCTGTGGCATCAGCCTAACCACAACAGAACCTGACCGGACCATCACCGGGCACATACTTACCGAAGCAATATGCGCTTGACACATATGCGGCCAGCGCATACAAATACACCTGCCGGCCCTCCAAGCCGGCGGGCGACCGGCGGGTCGCCACCCTGCCGGCCCCTCCCCTGACCGGCAGCAGGCCACTCCACAGGCCGCAATGACCCGCCGGCGCCCTCCTTCTTCCGGAGAGCGCCATGAAAGCCGAGCAGTCCCGCTACACCCAGACCCACGACGCCGCCGGCGTCCTCCTGACCGTCATCGACAGCACGACGGGGCTGGAATGGACGGCGAAGCCGCTGTCCGACAACTACATCACCCACCAAGCCGCAACTGACGCAGCGACCGGCTGCCGCGTGGGCGGCCACGAAGACTGGACCCTGCCGAGCCGTCAACAACTGCTCACGCTGGTCGATCTGGGCCGCTACAACCCTGCGATCGACACCGACGCATTCCCTGACTTTCCGTCCCGTTGGTTCTGGACGAGCGACCTGTGCGCCTGGTCCTCGGCGTCCGCGTGGCTCGTCAATGTCGACGGCGGGAGCGTCGACGGCGGCCACCGCAGCTACGACGGGTTCGCGTTGGCCGTGCGTCGTGCCGGTCAGTAATTGGCCTCTTTGATGCCCTGAAGGAGCCGGACATGCCCAACCGCCATGCCATCGACGCCAGCTCGGCACGTTTGCAACTGCCGCTGTTGGCCATCCACTGCATCCTGGGCGTTGCCGCCCGTGAACACTCACGCGCCAACCTACTGCGGCAACGCAGCGCGGGCGAACACAGCCGAAACCAGAAGCGGCGCAGCCGCCGCATGGGCGTCGCCAGCCGCATTGCTGAAGCCGTCTCACGCGAAATGGTCGCGGAGGTGCGCACGTGAGCTCCGCCCAGCGCATCACAGTCCCAGGCAATGCCGCAAACGCGAGAGTGACATTGATCTTCTCGCCACCTGCGTGCGTAACCATCACCGCAAGCAGCCGCGATGCGCACGTGGCATTTGCGACTGGAGACCTGACCGAACTGCGCGTCCGGAACAGCTTTGCATCCCCCCTGATCTGGCTGGGTTCCGCAGCTTTCAGCGTTACCCCTGGCGGTTTCACTCAGATCCAGAACTGGATCGACGGTTTGCTAGGCCAAACCACCACGCTTGTGCCTGCGCCAATCTCCGCCGAGGCGATCTGCGCATGAGCAAGTACCCCGCAGAAGAGTTCTTCCCAACCGGGAAAGGGAACGAAACCTTGGTTCTGTTGGCCTGCGCCGGCTTTCTGTGGGCGGGCCGATACGCGAACTCAACTAAAGGTCCGCCCCACCAAATCGCAGTAACCACGACTCGCAGGGTTACCACGAAGAACGGCGCCCTGCTGCTTGGCCGCAACACGTTTCACCTAGATCCGCGCGCAATGCAGCGCGCCTGCCGCTGGCTGAGTCGCCAGGGAATCACCGTTCGGGAGCATCGTGCATGAACAACTCCGTCATTGATTTCAGCTCCATTCGCCGGGGTGCAGCCCTAGTCCGCGAAGTGGCAGCAAAGCGAGGCTACAGCCGACTCACGCAGATCCAGCTGGCACGCACATTCCGCCCCGCCCCCAACACCCCGCTGCGCGTGCAGGCATCACAGCACGTGCCTTTTGGCCACGAATCAGCCACCGCCGGCGGTGCCGCATGAAGCAGCAGGATCAACCGAAGTACCGAGATCCGGAAGGGAGAGATTCACCGCTAGCCATGGTCATCGTGGTCCTGATCAATCTCATTGTGATCGGACTGGTGATTGCGCCCCTCGTCGCCGCCCATCGGGGGTGCTGAGCATGCTACAGACCTCCCGCCCACTGCCGCCGGACGTGCCCTTGTGCGCACCGGGCCACCGCCCGCAGATCGTCGAGACGCACGGCGCGCCAGTTGGCCACGCTATCGGCCAGCCTTGCCCGCCGATGTACCACATCGAATGTCACGCCTGCGGTGTAGCCACCGAACCTCACACGAACTTCGCTCTTGCCGAGGCGCGCTGGACTGACGAGCACGCGCGTAAGCGCATACCCATCTCCCTGCTGCCGCGTGCCAAGGAGCAGGCCTTTGCAGCGCTCCAGCGCTGCGCGTAAAGAGACCCGCCCATGTACCTACAGCCTCTGGCAAAACAAGCCCTTCTCGCAGCACATGCGGCGCAAGGCATGCGCCTACATAAGACCCGCGGCGGCTTCGCCGGAATCCCGGCACAGGTCAACACGAGCAGCCGCGTCAGCATGCAGGTTTTTACCATCCGCCCTATTCGCTGGCTGGATGAAGCATGCCTGGTCTCGCTGGATGACCCCCAGTTTCCGAAGGTCGCCACCCTCAATGCACGCGGTGTAGCTGCCGCCCAGGAGCTGCTTGCAAGGAAATCCCCAACCAGCACTCCGGAGGCCGCCGAGTGATTCATCTGCTTTCCACAATCCTCATCACCAAGATCGCTGGCCGCCGGCCTCCGGACTTTGTCGTCGGTGCCCACGATCCTGCTGGAGCATATCTGCTGCGCTGGTATCTGACGCCGTGGCGCGGCTGGTACCGCCACGTTGATGAAGCGCACCGCACGCGCTGGCAGCGCTTCGCCGTCTGGCTGAGCATGCGTTTGCCGAACGTGTATCTGCACAAGTTTCTGCGCAGCGACGATGATCGCGCCTTACATGATCATCCGTGGGCATGGGCCTCGCTGCTGCTGCGCGGCAGTTACGTGGAACACACAATCAACAGCGGAGGGGTTCACAAGCGCACCACGCGCGCCCCTGGCAGCCTGAAGCTGTGTGGACCCCGGGCCGCTCACCGCGTCGAGTTGGTCAGCACAACAGGCGCCGCCGCATCGCCCTGCTGGACCTTGTTCGCCACCACACCAATTCTACGCGAGTGGGGCTTCCACTGCCCGCTGCGCGGCTGGGTGCACTGGCGTGATTTCACTGCCTCAGCGGAAGGCCGCCGCGGCGAAATCGGCAAGGGCTGCGACGCATGACGGCGCTGAAACTTACCCCGGCCGACGTGCGCGGAAGCAACAACAGGTCCGCTGCAGTGCGAGCCGTTATACGTTCTAACGGGCCGAGCACTCTCAATGAGATTTGCATCGCCCTTGGCATCAGCGATAGCTACACACGGTGCGCAATCCGCTCAACGCTCCGTGCGATGAAACAGGACCAGGTTGTCGCCTGCACCGATGGGGCAAAACCTCATCGCTGGAGCGTCTTGCGTGAGCCGCAGGAGCGCAACTTCCTCAATCCGCCGAAACCCCGCGACCAGGTGTGGGCAGAGAAGGCCGCTGCGGCCTACAAGAATGCAGAAGCGGCCTATCTGCAGTGGCGCGCTGACACCGCCCACGACAAGCGACCCATTGCGCAACGTGTCCGAGAGATAGCAAAGCAACTTGGCGAAGCCACTGCAGATCAGATCTATACAGCCCTCGGTCTCACACCAGAGGTGGGCCGGGTGCGCATGTACTCGATCATCCACTGCCTGGCCCGCGATGGAATGCTGGAGCGGATCCCCGGCCGCCCCCTGCGCTATCGCTGGCTGAGGGACCCCAGCCCGAGCAGCAGGCCGCAGCGTCGCAGCGGCGGCGCCGACAGCGCCCGCAGAACCGCGAAGCTCCAGCGGGAAGCCGAGAAGGAAGCCGCGCGCCAACAACGAGCGGCAGAGCGCAAGGAGGCCATGGCGCAACGCGCTGCCATGCGGGCCCAAGAGCGGGACCAACGTGTAGCTGAGCGCACTCGTCGGGCGCGGAAAAGGGCAGAACAACTCGCCCAGAAACAAGGTGCCCACATCGCACGTCTGGCAGCTGCCACGGCTCGCCTGGCCGAAATAACAGTTCCTGCGCCAAAGCCTACTGCCATGTCCAGCGAAACCGTCGATCAATGGATCGCACGTACAGGCAAGCAGCCAGAGATTCTTCCCAACAAATTCGACGATCCCATCACCAGCTTCCCTCGCCGCCGGCCCATCTTCAATCCGAAAGGACACACCGC